CGGGTAATTCACTCACTAACCATCGAGGTGAGGTATACAACTCATGACGATAACTTTCTTCTCATGATCAATCTCTTCATCGGAACGAACAACTAACTTGAAATCAAGACAAGACTTTCTTGCCTCGGACCAAGCTATATTGTTACGACGTTCACCGAATGAGGTTTCAACAGCATCATCGATCTTCTTAAGCTTTCCTTTTACTCTCTGCTTATATACGTCCTCGAGACTTCTTACGAAAAGAGTCTCGATGGTCAAGTATTTATACATTGAAGAGTAGGAAGCTTCAGCATCGTAGAACGGCATGTTATGATCGTAGTCGATACTCTGATCGACAGTTATCTTCTTTCGAACACCTGAAAATCCTTCAGAAACACTAAACCTTTTTAGATCATCCTGGACAAGTCGATGGACTTTCCACTCGGGATCGATTTTAGGTTTCCTTATAGTGAATCTCTTATCAATATCTTTTCGACATATCAAGAGAGTTGCACATCTTCGGTCAAGCTCGGTACGAGGTCCCTGTCTTACAAGACCAGGTCCTCCCAGGTACTCAGGAGCTGTCCAAGGAATATCCGGACAAGTATTCAAAATATCTCTATTGAGTTTTATAAATTTAGCTGAAACAGCTGGCCAAAGCTTTGGGGATGTCTTCTCATGAAGCATTCTATGAAGCTCTCCTAACCTTCCATATGAAGGACGAGTGCTAGCTCCACCAAGTTCAGATCTACTTTTACCAAGTAAAATTCCCATATTGATATACTTCTTTTCTTCCCATTTCCATTTCTCAACATTGAAATGATAAGTGGTCGAGTTCAAGACAACGATAGGTTTCTTGATAGTACTAAACACGGTTTTACCCACAGAGGAAGATAAACCACCAAAGGCAGTGATCCTCTCCCAGATAGATCTTATAGATTCACGTCTTCCCTTTAGACTGCAATCATCTCCATTAACAAATAGAGGAGCAATCGAAGCTTTTCTGTTTTCCAACGGTTTATCTCGTAATCGATAATCACGTTCATTAGACAATTCTAATGACCAGCGACACATAGCAGCATTTGCAAGACAGAGGATAGGAAAGCTTGTAATACTTCCCATAAGTTGACCTTCCTGTTGATCACACCATTTACCATCAATCTGAAATTTATGGTGAATGAGAGATCTTAAGAAAAGTTCCTCATGTTTGTTGTCTATTTCATAGTCGACTTCAGGATTGTGGTTCTCTCTGAGAACTGCCACTAATTCCTTGACGATCGTTTCCGACACCCAGCTGTGTAAATTATCAGTTGATGCCTTATAGTCACCATTGACTACCTGCTCACCGGCCCAAACGTATCCAATCCTTTCCATAACGAACTCCTCAGTTATTGGTGTACCAATCATCGCAAATACTTTATTTGTTTTGAGAGTCTGCCACATTAGCTTTTGAAGTGGTGTAAGAAAGGCGTATGTTTTAGGTGGTCCTTTAGAGATAACTCTTATCTTTAGAGCTTCTGCAAGTCCCACAGGTTCCACAAAAGGTTCCTCTATGTATGCTTCTTCCTTAAGAACATCCATTAGTCTCACCCAGTGACTTCTCAACTGTACCTCATTATACTCAAGCGCAGTACCATTATACTCCTTGCCTAGTTCAAGTTCTTCATCGAATTGAGCTTGTTCTTCTACCCCAGGATTTCCATATCTCTGAGTAACCTTTCCACGTAGCTTTGCGTCAACTACGCTTAAATCAATAAGTCTACTTGGTTTGACGTCCGGACCAAACTGTTCAACAAGAGGTTCGAAGATTCTTCGATTAATTACATCTGCTACAACGGCTACAGCTCCAGCTTTGGACCTAGTTCGATTGTAATTCGCAGACGTTGAAGGATAGAATGGTTCGTAATGATGTTGCCACGAATAGTGCACATCCTCGAACATTTCTCTTACAGTTCGCTTCAACTGTTCACAAAGGTTTTCCTTATTAAGAACAACCTGTCGTTTGCCTTTTCCAATTAGAGACTCATCACATGAGGTCTCATGAAAATTAGAATCTGTCGGCATGCCACAACTAAGACAAAGAAATCTAGTTGCGGGGACAGTTGTTAAGTGTTTTGCACATTTTACTTCTGCTTCACGGATCATAGAAGGGTCAGCCCTGGGCATACCCTGTTTAGACTGTAAGATAGTTATGAGAAAACTATCCCAAATTTCTCCACCCTTGGCGAACAACTTTCGTTGCCAACCTCGAATGTATCCTCCAAAGATCGTTCCTGGAAGATCCTTCTCGTCAAAACCTGGTGGTTTGGCCGGAAGATCTTGATCTTCATAAAAAGCGTAAAAGGCACAAGTCTTATACTTGAAATAAGGTATCCATGTATCCTTTCCTTGAACCCGCATATAATCTAACACGCGAGTAATAGTATCTCCAATCTTGGCGAGATATCTCTGACGATCGCACGACTTCGACCCTTTGTCGATTCGCTTCAAACCATGCAGATGGTATATCTCCAACAAGTTGTTGACACCCTCAATGACTTTCCATACTGAATCTTCAGGAAGATCTTTATATTTGTCCATAATCGACTCGTATAAAGGTCCTTCAATGCCTGAAGAAACAGGGAGTAAGGCTTTGCTACCATAGCCCTTATTCAAAATCGTAGATTTGGTATCTTTGATATCGAATGAGTTGTTTTTCACGTTAAAAGTCATAAAC